TCCTGCACTCGTCGTAGTGCCAAGAGTCCAAGTGTCAGACTGGAGTCTGATCGAGGCATATCCTTGGTTTGTAGTATCGTATATTTCGAGTCCTACAAGCGAAACAATCCCTGACGCACTCAACTCCAACACGTTTCCAGCACTTTGTCCAACGGTGCGGGTCGCTGCGGTGCCGAGGCCGAGGTTGGTGCGGGCGGTGCTGGCGCTGGTGAGGTCGGAAAGGTTGGCGGATTTTACCAGCAGACCCGAAAGGTCTTGCGTGCCTGGCAGACCGCCTACGCCAAATAGCACCGTGCGGACATTATCTACAACTAACACGCCGCCCTGTTCGTTAATAATCATGTGGTGATGTTGGGCGATACGGTTGCACGACCTTCACAAACGCGAGTGACTGTTGAGCCTGATACGATTTCAAGGTCGTAGGAATAAACCGCAGCGCCCATCGCAGCCGTTGCGGTGGCAGAAATGGCTACGCTGATTGAACCGTCAGCCGCGAGGGTTAGCCCGCTCCCAGTCGTAAGCGAGACCGTGGCTTGGCCTACTGCCTTAAAATCCATCCGGGCGGTGTATCCCGTGAGATTGACGCAGCGGAAGAAAGACAGGGTGCCGGACGAACTAAAGTTGATTGCCGCACCGCCCGAAGTAGCCGCGAGCTTAAAGGTGTTTCCGCTGGCATCGCGGACGTAGTAAATGGTGTTTGTGGTCAGCCCAGCTAACCCGCTCTCGATCTGCACGAATACCGCATTGCCGTTTGCGAGTTGCACTCCGGTGGCGGTAAGAACGTCCGTCGAGGCGACACCGGACGCAATGACTTTAGCCCCAGCGGTCCAAATAAGGACGCGAGAAAATGTCGCGCCTTGGTCTATCGTGAAGTCGTAGCGGGTGCTCATGTTATGCAGACCAGCCGGTCAGTTTGTATTTGTTGAGCAGCATATGAGCTTTTTCGAGGTCGTTGCCGCCTTGGTCAACATCATTTGGGCTTCCGCCGGCATAATAAAATCGTGCCAGCAAAAGAGCTGCCTGCTTCATCGAAGCGGGGCAGTTGCCCGCCGTGTAGCCTGCGGTAAACTCGACTTGCACGGCGTCTGGGCGTTCGGAGATAACGGGCCACTCCTTGTCAGATTTGAGATACACAAGCCCAGGCTCTTTCGAGGTGATAGAGAAATACTGGGTCGAGGATAGCGTGGTAAGAACCTCAGAGTTCTCAGGGTAGTATTTGACCGTGGCTACTGCCGTGACTGGAGCCCTCGGCAGTTCGATGGCGTGCTGGTATTCTCCTTTTGGTGCGCGGGGATAGCTGGCGAACTCCGAAAGTCCGCGAGGCCAATCTTCCAGCACAAGCCGATACTGCGTCGGGGCTATCGAGCGTCCGGTGTATCTCTCGATCTCCTCTAACGCCTGGGCGAGCAGAGTCGTCAAGTGAGCCAGCTCAGAGTCGTTCTCCGAGTCGGTGCGGAGATAGTCTGCAACCTCTTCAACTTTAATCGGGAGGTCAGTAGCCGCAGCAGCGGAGGTGACTATGAGCCCGTAATTCACAGGAGGTCGGGCTTGGGGGCTTTGCTCTTGCGGGAAGAGGTAACGACGGGCTTCTCCGCGACCGCAGCCACCTCAACGACTGGGGCTGGGGCTACTTCAACCTCGGCAACTTCGGACACCGTGGCTTTCGCGTAGCCCGCAGCGATCCATTGGGTCGCCAAGTTATCGGGTAGGTCATAGCTTTTCTTGCAGGAGAAACTCCCTGCAAGTGACGAGACAGACTGGAGCATCGTGATATTCATAGGTCTTCAGCCTAAAACCCCGCTGCTCCGAAGAGACAGCGGGGTTGAGGGCGTATCCGTTTACCGTGGATTAGGCGGTGCCAGAAGCGGGCGAGCCGAGCAACTTAACAACCGTGCCGGAGGGCTGGCTGAAAGGCATGGCGCGTTGACCGTAAACCAGAGCCGAGGCCGAAACCGTGGCGTTCTGGGTGGCGCGGCTGACGACCAGGCGGACGTAGCGTTTGGTCGGAGCCTTGATGTCGATGACGAAGATACCCTCGTCGTCGGTATCGGCAACCGTCTGGTTGGTCCCAGCGATGTCCACGAAGTCGCCGCTGGTGGTCGTGGCCGAGTGCTGTGCCTTGATGGAGGTCACAGCGCCCGAGACGATAGCGCCGAAGCGAACGACGAAGGCAACACCTTCAGCGTTGGCGGTGTCGATGGTTGAGCCCGTGAGGGCGGTAGAGCCCGCAACACCCGCCGTCGGGGTGATGGAGGAGGCGAACGATGTGATGGCAGCAAGTGCGTTATTCATGTTGGTAGTTCCTTGTTGAGGTTTAGGAGGCAGCGCCGTGTTTGAAGAACACAACCGCATTGCCGTCGGTCAGGCGACCGTCGGTGCGCTTGGTGACGCGGAAGTAAACTTGACCGTTCAGAGCGCCAAGCTCGTTGAGGCGAAGCATACCCATGCCGAGACGATCCGCGATGTAGTAGCGGCGCAGGTCGCCGAAGGCGAGCGAGCGGGTGCTAACACCAGGGGTCGGGGCGAAGTCGGAGGTGAACACCGGACGGTTGAGGATACGGTCGGGCTGACCAGCGGTGAGGCCGGGTTGCCAGAGGTATTGATTGTCCTCGCCCTTGAGCTTGCGGATCAGCTTGACCAAGCTGTCGGAAGCGACCCACGAAGCCTGATCGCGATACTGGCGACCGAGCGTGTGGTAGGTGTCGATGATGTTATCGCCAGTAATGGCGGCAGTAGCGGATACCGCACCAGTAAGGTCAGCCACGGTCACGCCACCAACCGAAGTGGTGGTGAAGATGCCGAGGGGCTGGGCGGAACCGTTACCAACGGTGAACGCGCCGTTCTCAAGGTCAGCCACGGACTGCGCGGCAACCTCGGTAACGAACTGCTCGACGTTGGAGCCGGAGTCTTGGAGCAACTCCTCGGAGACCGGAACATAACCACCGAGTTTGTGGGCGGTGAGGGTGACGCGACCAACCGTGGGGGACACGGAAGGATACGAGCCATTCTCGCCGATCCACTGGAAGGTGGCTCCGCCAGTCTGGATGGGGAGGTGACGGTCGGTGGACAAGCTCAACACGGTAGCGGCAGAGCGCATCGGATCAAGGTTGTAGAGGAGCTTCTGGATGTTGGCCTCAAACTCCTCGGGGACGAGGAAGCCGCCATCGGAATCAACGCCAGTCTGGAGAGTGGCGAAAACCTGACGGTCGAGGATAGAGGCGTTGCCCTTGGCGCGAAGGAACTGCGAGAACGCAGCGCGATAGCCTTCGGTGGCATTAGCCTTCTTGGATTTACCACCGTCCGCATCAGGACGATAGTTGGCATCGCGCTGGGCGCGAAGCTCGTTTTCAAACTGGGACAGACCTTCCTCGCGGGTGATGGTCTTGCCGAACTTCTCAACGTCGGCTTCCAGGTTGGTGTATTTGGACTGTTCGTCCGCGTTGAGGTCGCGGCCCGCTTTTTCAGCGGTATCGATGAGGAGGCGCATCTCTTGGACGAGCCCCGCACGCTTGTTCTTCAGGTCAATGAGTTTAGACATCTTAGTGTTGGGTTGGGTTACTTGTTTGTTGACTCCAAAAGCGCCTGCTTTCGCTTTAGCAGCGATAAGCTGCGGGGCGGCTCGGGAGAAGGGATGGGGGCAGTAGCGACTACTGCCTCTGGGATGCGTTTGAACGCGAGGGCGATTGCTACCTCATCGCGGACGCTGGCGGCAAGAGGGAGAGCGTCCGAGATGTCGGTGACGAGGCCGAACGCTTTGGCTTCCTTGGCGGTAAACCAAGTCTCTTCGTTCATCGCGTTGACAATCTCTTCGCGGCTCTTGCCGGTGCGAGCCTCGTAGGTTGTTACGAGAGTCTCGGAAACTTGATCAAGAATGTCGGCTTGCTTTCGCATCTCGGTAGAATCGCCAGCCGCCAAGGTCCAAGGCTGGTGAATCATAAACATCGCGTTGTCCGCAATCACGACTTTCTTTCCAGCAAGAGCGATGATCGAGGCTATCGAGGCGGCGAGACCGTCAACGTAGGTAGTGACCTCGGCGGGGTGGCGGGACAGGGCATTGAAAATAGCCAGACCGTCAAATACAGAACCACCGGGCGAGTTGATACGGACGTTAAGTTTCTTCGCCTTCAGACCGTTGATCTGCTTGACGACTGTCGCGGCATCCGAGCCTACCCAAGAGTCGCCGATCACATCATAAAAATACAAGTCAGCACTTTCCTCCGTGTCGTTCTTTATAGCGAACCACGGGCCGATTGCCTTGGGGAAAGTGAGAGATTTATTCATTAAGGTTGGGGTGCAATAGCAGTCCCTGGAGCAATCTCTTGCAGAGGTTTTCCGGTTTCGTCAAGTAATTGCACGTTCTGAGATACAAAAAAGTTATCTCCTCCCTCAACTGGGTTAAGGTTCTCAGCCGAGCGTGCCTCGTTGCGGGACATGAGACCGTTCTGGAGCATCTCTTTGTAAAAATTGGCCCGAGCAGCGTGGTCGCCGCGCATGAGTCCGTTAAGATCGAACTCGAAGAAGTAGCGTTTACGCTCGCGCTCCGAGAGTAATTTAGAGTTGAGCGCCTGCTCCCATTGCACGCACCACGGGCGAATGGTGTCGGTAATAAAACTCTGGTTTTCGTGCTCTACGTTTGAGTAGTGAGCTGCGTCAGTAATGCCCGCTTTGATCTGTGGAACGCCGAACAGTTGGCAAATGGCTTTGTCCTGATAGCTGCGAGCCTCAAGGAACTGCGACTGCTGATTGTTCACCGAGGTGCGAGGATTCATCTTCGCTCCACCCCAGAGGAACATACGCTTGTGCGCGTTGGCGTTGCCCGTGTTGTGCTTGTCGAACTGCTCGGCAAACGCCTTCAATTGACGGTCGTCCATCATCTGCGGAAACTCGATGGTGACTGAGGGCGTCGTGGCGTTGGGGAAGAAGCGTGCGCCGTGATCCTGCAAGGCTACTGCGAGTGCGATGGACTCGCGCCCAGTCGAGACGGTATCAAGGCCGGAGACGCCGTTGAGCGTGAAGCCCTTGATGTGGAGGATACGTTCTTTGGGCACTCGCTCACCCTTGACGTAGTAAAACAGGGCGTCGGTGACTGGATCGCGCTCTGGCTTTATGTCCGCGTTAAGGATGGGAACCAGTTCGACGACTTCACCAAGACCGTTGCGAATAATGTAGGCGTATCCGCTATTTCTCAGACAGGCATTTGCCTGCACAGCACGACGGAAATCCGCACTCGTCATCTCATCATTCGGAGCGTCATGGAGAAGTGGATACAGCGGGTGATTGTCCGCTACTTCTTTACCGCCATCGGGACGGCGACGATAGAGTTTGAGAGGGATGGACGAGATGGTGCGGCTGATGGCATTTACGCTGGCGTAAACTGTCGGCACTCCGAGAGCGGCAAGAGGTGATACCCGGATGCCCGCTGCGCTCGACGAGCCGATCATGGCGTCGATCAACCATTGGTCGGGGTTAGAGAGCGTGCCGGACGCCTGGGGTTTAGGCGAGAAGACGCTTTTGAAGTATGTGCCGAGTCCCATGATTGGTGAGCAGGTTGTGTTTCAGTTTAGTATTTGCAAGCCTTAACCTTTGAATGGCAGCAAGCGATTCAGCGCATCCTGCCGTTTGGCGCAGCCGCACTTTGATTTGTCCAAGCCAATGATCTTGCCGATGGGCTCGGCGAACTTTGCAACAAGGTCGCCCAGGCCGCGCATAGGTGCAGCCGCGACTGCCTCGGGCGTGCATTGGCCCCAAGTGCCCCAGCGGTTAATCGCGCAGCTTGAGCACTTGTCTGCTGGATCTGGACGCGGGTTGCACGGAGTCGGGCAATCCTTGCAGATGTCTTGGCGAACTTGAATAACTCCGGTGGGAATCATGGGCAGGCGGTGCCGTCGCAGACGGTGCGGAGGTTGGCGACAAGAGTTGTGCCGTCAGTCGCAGGGACGGCAAGCTCGTAGTATTTCCACGGTGCGGTTCCTGTGCTGCCGATGAGCGGGTAAGTGCGGGTCACACCATCGACGTAACCAA